TCCAACCTTGCCATCTGTAACTGGCTCCTCTGAGGTGACCATTTCACCAGCAGAGATTGCGTTCAGAGCGGCGGCCACCTGAGTGGCACACTCTGGCACAATCGCCCAGGGAGCCGACCAGAGGTCTACACGGTCTACTTGCGTTGGTGTAGAGATCATAAAACGATCATGTCTCGCTTGATCAACCATCGATCAGATACGTGACGTCTAGGCCGTTATCCACCCGGACGCTCCCAGCCGCGACCTTAGCGTAGACGTAAACGTCCATCGTGTTGGTGTCATCGGTGCAAAGGTTCGTTGATTTGTTCAGCCGCAACTCGTCGGTGTTATCCGAAGGAGCTGGGTCACCTGCCACCCGGTAAGTCCACGAGTATATCGTTCTCCCGTTGAGCCAGGGGTGTATTGTCGTCCCAGCAACGCCGTTGGCAACCTTCGTCCAGGTATTCAACGCGCAAGCCACGACCGATGGGTTAGCTAATGCCATTATTCACTATCCTCCGTGTTGGAGTTGCTCACTTCATCTTGGGGAACTTGGGGTCCGCCCCCTTGCGGGATGGCGTAAGGCCAGTTCTCCATTTCACGCTCTAATTTAGCTCGATTCGTCCTGCCATTCGAACCATTGTATTCCCGGGCCACTCTGTCAAGAGTCGTGGCGCCTAGCTTCACGTATTCTGCATCTGCCTTCGCAGATTTAAGTGGGTCGATAGAAGGCATCGGGAACCCAATCCAGCTTCCGGACATCCAAGCCTGTCTCATGCGGGGATCACTCCAACCCGGAGCTTTTATGCGCCCGGCGGCGATCTCGCCGCTCAACCACATCTCAAAAATCGGCCCGAGATAATCAGCGATCATCTCATTTCGCCAGATTTCAACCACTTGCCAGAGAAGAACCAGTGTCGCTCTCGAGGCAGAGTAGTTCTGCCCGAATTGCATCCACATGGCCTCGACCGGCATGGACATCGAGGACGCCAAGGATTTAACGAACGCCGTTTCAAATTCGGCGTAATTATCAGCAGGGGTAGAGCCTTTAAACTCGGCTAAATCCTCCCCACCATTGAGATTGAACACCCCAACCGAATCAGGACGGAGGTTCACTGTATTGGTAGCAGAGTAGTCTAGGAACACGCCGTCATCGGTAGTCGAACTCGTGGCCTGTGGGGCCTGGTACGGACCGGCGGGACCTGCCGTATAATCCTCGAACGGATTCGAGGCCGGGCGATCCTTCGACGGCTTCACATACATCGTGATAGCGGCGTCATTAACCGCTTTGCGAATATGCGCGTACTCGAAATCTGTCAGGTTCTTAAAGCTCTGCAGGGCATGAGCCAATCGGCTATATCCTCGGAGCTGCCCGGGGTACTCCTTCTGCCATCCATGAACCATCATGAGACGACCGGAGCGCCGGCCATATTTCGGAACCTCAATGACCTTCTGTTCGTTCGTGCTGTAATTGTGGGTGAGGATCTTGTATCCTGTTTCGCGCCCTACGGAATCATAAATAATACCGTCAGCAACATACGGCATACCGGTTGTATCGGTACATGTATCCCCTTGTATTTGTGCTGGGTCGAGGAAAGCGACCTGCAGGGGATTGAGTAATCTTCGTGAGGCGGAATAGCTCAAACGGGCGAAATATTCACCGTCGCGATACTGCATGATGGTGACAAGCCGTTGTGACTGGTATCCGTTCTGGTCCTCAGTTAGACTAAACGTCTTACTAGACATATAAGTGTCGAACGCCTCAGATACCTGGGTGCCCCACATCTCGGCTGCTTCTGGAGTCAAACCAAGGAGCTCATACTTCGGCAAGGATTCGAACTTGAGGCCAACGCCGGGAGTGATATCAGCGAAACGATCAACGACACCTCGGGCGGTAATACTGTCATGGTAAGCGACGCGGGCGTTCTGTCGCAGAAGCGCATGTTCCAGCAGGGGTTCGGAACCGGTATAAAGGCCAAAGGGCCATCCGGAACCATCACCCCCATCAGCATATCCATACCACCCACCGGACGTGTTGGCAGAGATGCCAGGGCCTAAATCTCCGATCATATTCGGTTTGAACCCCTGATCCCGCAGAATTTTTGTATGGGAAGCCGTATCCGCCCATCGCTGGTAGAGTTTATCATCAATAGCGTTGTGCACTAAAACCGCCTTTTAGTTGTAAAAGTGACAATTCCAGTCCCATTTAAACGCTGGTTTATGCGGGTGATCTGCGCCTCAAGCCACATAATTTGGTTCTGCTGATCCTCGGCTTTTCGCTGCTGGACCTGTTGGGAACCCTCCCCTGTGTCCAATCTGTAGCTGAAAATGGCGTTTTCGGTGAGACTATCCATCTCATCATACGCGGCGGCCAACATGGTCTCGTAACGGGCCAAACGGGCCTCGAGAGTCGCTCTCATTGTCGAAGAAAGATAAGCCACGTCACGATACTAGCAGGAATCATGCCAAAAGTCAAGCTAAAAGTGGTATGTTTTTTGCAGATATTAACGTAAGAATTTCAAATTAAAGTAATAATTAGAGAAATAAACGCACGAGTCTGGGATTATTTTCCCAGGTAAAATTGTTGCGGTTATTTTCGGGACAACTCGACAACATTAAAGGTAGAAAAACACTCCATTTTTTGGTTGCTGTTTATCCTCGTGCGCTTATTTCCGTAATTATTTCACTCCCTTTCTCGCTACGGCCTTAGCCATCATGTCCAGGATGTGCCTAGACCGGGTATAACTTGCTTGCTCTTTAGTAAATCCTTTTCGCAGCATGTCAAGCTTTACCCTCTGGACTTCCTGATAAAGATGGAAATCGCACGCTGCCATATTGTAGACCCGCAGGTCGAGAGACTCATTCGGCCGGGACTCGGGCTTCCAGAACACCCCGCCCTCTCTCCGCTCCTCAGCCACGAGCATGTCAAAGTACACGGATGGATAGTCAGATGGGAACTCGCAAAATCGTGGTCGCTGCTCACCGGTCGGTTGACGTTCGATCTGCAGGGCTCTCCAGAGCCGCTCTTTATACCAAGTAGTCAGAATCATTATGTACTCTTGATCATACTTAGTGTTGATACGGAACCGCTCGTACGTCTTGGGGCCGGGCTCGTCCAGAGTGAAATCCATCTTCTTACCCTGCGCCGTCTTCTGCAGCTCGGCGGCTCCACGAACCGGGTAGGCTCCCTTGAGGCGACTGCAGAAGTCAAAGACCGTCGTCTCCTTATCGGACCCGCCGGCGTCGATGAAGATCACCGAGGGGGCTATGATGAACCCATCGTCCCGGCGGCACTCCATCCCACCTCGCAGCATCCAGTTATAGAAGTCCTCCCACGCTCCGTCATATGGATCGTGCACCGCCCCGGGGAACACCTTGTACTGTAGGGACCATGTCCGGTAGGCGAAGCCATGGCCGCATATCTCCATCTCGAGCCGTGGGGGTTTGTTCGGGTCGTTCTTCTTGCCGATCTGAACGTCCACCGCCGCGGTGGCGAAAAGAACCTTCTCTGTAGGAACTTCTCCTGATCTGTACGCGGACCTTAGGTTATAGATCTTAGCTTTGTCGGGCCGGGCCGTCTTCGGGAGGTAGGGGATCCCCGCGTTATGATTGTGGTGCGTCTGCAGGGTAAGAGGGTCCTCGATGGCCGTTCGCTCAATCTGAACGAGCCGTTCCCAGGAGTCCATTAATGAATACAAACGTCCTATTTGATATGATCTTGTCTTGGGCCGCCTAGGCTCTGCGGTCGGGCGCCAAGCACCCCCCGATATAAGATTGAACTTGTCCGCGTCCATATTCGCGTGACCGCAATGGGGGCACTTGAAATGAATCGAGCTGGCCTGCAGGATGCCTGCTTTTGTCTCCCACTCGACATTGGCCGCGGGGAGGCCTTCATAATACATCTCAGGCTCGCTCGGGAATTTCAAGACGAATCCTTCGCCACACTCCAGGCAGGGGACGAAAAAGCGCCGCATGTCCCCTTCTTTATACAGCGGCCACATTCTGCATTCGCCCTCCATGCCTGGAGTGGATGGTATGAAGATTTTCTTTCGCGATTCGAAGTTGGCAGTTCTAGCCCTGGCGATCTCAATGGGGTCACCAAACCCCTGGATATTCCACGGGTAAGCCCCCGCTTCGTCAAGCACGAGATACCGGATAGAGTCCATACGTAAGTTCGATTCAGACTGCGCGGAAACTATATCGAGGGACCCACCCGGGAACTCTTTGCTGAATTGTTGGTTCCCGGTAGCCCGGCCCCCCTCGATCACGTGCTGCTTGCGGATGTAGCTTTCAAGCTTGCAGGATTTTATCAGGGGGTTGAACCGCTTGTTCACCCACTTTCTCAACAAGTCTTCCTTGGCAGAGACGTAGAGCGTCGGGCCAGGCACCTCTGAAATGATGTACGCGATGAAGTTCTCAACTGCAGCGGTGGCTCCGATCTGGGACGCCTTGATCCAGATGACCTCCTGGACTGGTGACCGGGCGGATAGAGAATCCATGATTTCGACAGAATATGGAGTCCGCCAGTTCTTCCACTTCCCAGGGTGGGGGGTATTCTCCGGCAGGATGCGTTTCTGCTCCGCGAACTCTGAAACCAGCAGCTTGGAGATCTCCTCAGGGATCCGGTCGATAAGCCCTTGGATATACTCGGCTATCCGCGTGAGATCGGACGAGGTGAGCGTTATGTCACTTACTTTTTTGGGCATTAGCAGATTCCGCTATTTGTATAAGGATGTCTCTAAATTCGATTGGCGTGGCCGATGCTGCCGCCTTCTTAACCCGAGGTTTG